CTTCGAGTTGTCCGTGTTTAATTTCGTCAATGAAGTCAGTCATCATTTTCCGAAATTCGGGTGTCGGTTGTCGTTCGTCTGTGATCCACTTCCGCTTTCCTCGGGCGTCTGTTTCGAGACACAATGGCAAGCCAGCTGAAGTTGAGAGTTCGATGGGTTCAAGACCTCTTATTCCTTCAGCAGAGAGTGCTTTTTCGATAGTGAGAGTGCTTGCATCCATTACCTCGCCAGATGTATACCGAATCAGTACCTGTTGCGCTTCGTCGACGAAGGATTGCGGCACAATGATCCGAGGCCCATGTAGTTCTTTTATGCCTCGGGTCATTGGGTCGCATTCCGCCGTAACTCGCAAAATCGATGGTCTTGTGATTGGTTCAGAGACTTCACCGTGGATAGCAGATCTTCGGACCTTGGTCTTGGTCGGTTCGAACGGTGTCCTAGTCATCCCGAGGGGGATTTCGACAGCTGTGTCAACTTCGCATCCTGAGAACTTGTATTGGTACTCAAGTTCTTCTGTCATTTCGCCGCAACTTTCCATGCTTTCGAGGAGGTCCAAGGTGATGATGACCGCCTGCCCGGAGCCGAAGCTATTACCGAGGAAGTGCATTCCGCAGATTTTCCGTTGTCGCGTCGGGTCAAGGGCCAAGAGAGGTGCGCCACAATCGCCAACAATGGTGTTCATGTTGGTGTACCCAATAGATGAGCAAGCTGGAACTAGATCTCCTGCTTCCATGCTGGCTTTCTCGATGAGGAACGGTGATGAAGTTTGCATGTAAACTACTTCCCCGTCTCTTCGGGTAACCAGTCTGCAGGCTGGGAGCATCTTGAAATCAAGGTCTTTGTCGGTAAAGAGGTGTTTCTTCATTGAAGGAAGAGGTGTGAGCGTCTTTGGAAAACGGATGATGACAACGTCGAGTTCAGGATGTCGAACAACTTGGCAGTCTCTCCACTTGAAATCGAAATCTTCAGTGGAGTTGTCTTTCTTGTATCTGGAGATAGTGAAGTCGTGATCTTTGATGCGGTCGTACGTGTGCTTGTTGCACCAGGCAGTTCGGGAGGTATAGAAGAAAATCTGGGATGCTTTTGATAAACTCCCGGCACACTTGATGTCGAAGATGTTGCCAGTCATGGCTTTGGACACTCCATCTGCGTTCTGATCTGCTGAGCCTTGGTACTCGAAGGTGACGTCCTGCATTTTGATCCAATTATCGAAGGAGTTTGAATTCTCCGATTCCAGCACAAGTCTCTTTTCTTTTTGTGTAGCGTCGAGTGCTTCTAGGACCAATTCTTCGGACGTGACCTTGGCGGCCTGTCTGTAAAGATCTTTCATTCGATCAATCATTTGAGTGCGAGTGTATCCTCCACCAGCTGTTGCTTCAATCAAGAGATCCGTGTATTGGATGAAGGCGAATCTCAATAGATCTGCGACGTTTTCGCCGCCCATTTTGCAAGCAAAGTTCAAAAGGTCTTCACGAACTCCAACATAGGAGAAAGTGCCATGATGGTATTCTTGGAGGAATTCGACTCTGTCATTTGATTCGAATCGCATCTTCAACGTAGCTGTTCTGTTGGACTTCTGGGCGCCGATCATATCTCGAGATTCGCGAGTCATATGAAGGCTTCGGGCCTTGTTCGATTTTTGCGCTCCTTTTACATCGCGAGACTCATGTGTGTTGGAAGTCCCAGCTTGTTGCTTCTTTTCTTGGAAGCGGCGCGCGAGTTCATTTGCAAGGTAGTCGTCGTTCGGGGTCGGTGTCGATGATGGTCCTAACATTTGTGCAAAGCACTTCGTCGCAGTGTTGATGAAAAGGGGGGCAAAGGCTAAGAACGAAAGAAGAAGCTGTGGGTGGTTAAAAGTGAGGTCTGACATATAGGAAATCACGCTTACGAACACTCCGCCCAAGTATGAGAAAGTCTTCTTGATCTTTGCGAAAAGGTATGCCCCCCAACTTTCTATAAGGTAGGTGACGGGCAAGATACCATCGCTTGCGATGTCTTCGAGAACTGAGGAGGTCAGTCCATCAACGATGTTGCTTTGGGTGGTGCAGATCTTCACGCGAATTGCTTTAGCGAGCAGATCTTTTCGGTGTTCGACGAGGTAGTTCCAGGCTATGGTGTTTTGCCTGAGGCCATTCTCAATCCAGTGTGTTGAGTTGATCTCGCCGTCTAGGCCTGCTTCTTGAAGAGCTTCTTGTGTGTCAATCTCCCAGTCGAGGATGTCTTGTTGTGTCTGTTCGTCGAGGTTCAAATAGGTCTTTATCCTCGGATCCCAAAGTAATTGGCAGAAATAGATGGTTCTGTCTGCTGTTGCGGTCGTGGATCCAAAGAAAAAGTCCCAAATTCCTTGTTGTCGTTGTCGGCAGTGTAGGGAAGGATGGCAGTACGAATGGTCTGGGTTGTTGGCGTTGTGAGTTCGTCGTTTGAGTTCTGTACCGACAATGCTTGATGGACCCGAGAGGTAGACAAGTCGATGAGCTACGCACACATGTTGAACGTTGGATTCTCGCACTTGAGCTTGTTGAGAGCGTTGTGCGAATTTGTCCTGTTTCATGCGGTACTTTGCGCGTAAGAGGTTGATAAGCTCTTCGTACGTGACTAATTCTGCGGGTGACCCATCTTGCATCATGTAGTACATGCGTTCTTTTCCTTTCTTGACCATCTCGACATGAATGTCGAATCGACGAGCCAAAGCTGTTGGGTGGCGAATGCTTTTGACTGTGGTCGAAGACAAACGATCAAGATTCGTCGTGGCGATGACTAGGGGGCTTCGGAAGTATCCCCTGTTCTTATCTTCAATGTCTGCCATCGGAATCTTGAAAGCGTTGTCTCCAACTGCTTGGATGATCTCAAGAAATTCTGGGTCTGGTGCGGATTCTGTGTCCGCCATTTGGCCCAAATCGTCGTAAAGGGTACAAAAGTGTCCTCTGTAACCAGACCAGTAGGCTTCCTGGGGATTTCTCACGTAGATGTGGTTGGCGATGGTTTCTCCGGGGATGGTTCCCCAGGGTATGTCGTCTCCTCCAACGTCGCGAACAAGTTCGTTCACCAAATAGCTCTTACCCATTCCGGGTTTTCCTGAAATAAGGATGCTAGCCGGCTCGGCTCTGTGTCCTGCGAGAAGAATTCCTGAAGCGGACACTCGTTTAATCCAGCTATTGATTTTATTCCAGTAACCTGAAACAATTGGTGTCAATGTTCGTGAAAGTCCGAGGCGTTGGGCTTCGATGAGAAGTTCTTTGTACTTCGTCTGGAGGCTGAAGGCTTCTAGTTGTACGGCCCAGTCTGAGTCCAATGAGCCGAGTTTGTCGCGTTCAAATTCTTCAACTGAGGTGACGAAGTCTGTAAATTTAGTCATGTTCGTGGCAAGTTCTTCGACGTGCCAATCTTTTCCAGTAATGGTCTTGTAGACGTAGGGGACGAGGTCTTTCAGTGATTCAGACAAAATTCGGTGAAGTCCGACGATGGTCGACATTGTGTACCCCAGGGCTGAGGTTCTTGAAAAGATGCCTACCATTTGTCCAGCTGTTGCGCCGCCCATCAAGATCGTCAAAAGAAGTGCGACAGCGCTGGGAACCCAGGTGAAGGGTTTCTCGGTGTTGTTTGACTGGAAGATCATAGAGGTGGGGGCCAACGGCCAAGCAATGTTTGCGAGAGTTGTAAAACTTACTCCCAAATTGGTAATGATAAGAGTCATTGCTTGACATTGGATGAAAGGGTTGTCAGCTTTCAGAAGAATCCCGATAGCTAGAAGGGTCGAAAGAGCGGAAGCTGTAAGGGTTTTAAGAAAGGTGTTGAAGACGGAAGTCATGTAAGCTGTCATGCCAAATGCTCCAAAGATAGCGCCAACTGCTGAACCTACCAAAGAAAATTGGTAGTCCATCGAACGGGTGAAACGCCGAAGCGTATCCATCCAGGGGCGAGTCCATGGGTCATCGAGCGACATGAGTAGCTCAAATTTTCTTCCGAAGAAGTCGACCTCCATGCGGATAAGTCGATGTGATGATTCGAAAACGGGTAAAGGTTTACCCTTGTAAAGATTTGCAAGAGAAATTAGACGGTGAGAAAAGAGATGGTCTCTGAGCACGCGTCGTTTTTGTGCTTCTCCTCGCCCTTTGTAGGGTTTCTGCGGACGAGGGGTATCTAGAACGTGGTTAAC